AACCGATATCGCTTCATTCGAGCATATCGTTGGTATCAATACTCTGAGAGCATCTGTTGGTCTCGTTACTAACTTCACTGTTGGTCAGGTTGTTGGTGATGGATCTGCAACGATCAATTCTCCAATTGGTATTAACAGCACACTGTCCTTCCCAGACAATGTTGTCATTAAGATTGGTAATGATGATGATCTGACGATCAAACACGGTGATATTGAGTCGTTCTTCAATAGAGGTCATACCACTATTGAGCACTTCAACTCTGAAGCGACTTACAGCAGACTGAGAGTTAGAAGTAACTTCCTGAGCATCCAGACTGGTCTTGGTGTCAGCGATGTTCTGACTGTAGATAACGAAACTCTGAAGTTAATCTACGGCGATCAATTTGCCAATGGCGATGGGGCAAGACTGATCCTCACCGCCGCTGGTTCGGAGATGCTGGGTATCGTTACCTTCTCTGATAACGGTGTCTACAAGGGTCAGATCAGCATCGGTTCTTCTATCATTGCAACCGCTGGTGTTGTAACTGCTAATCGCTTAGATGTTGTTGATGCTGACATTCAGGACGCCAAGATCACTGCTGGTCTTGCTACTGACTTCGCGATCACGACTGCCAGAATCGAAACTGGATTTACCACCAACACCACCAACACTAACCTGAAGGTAACTGGTCTCTCGACCTTCGTTGGAATCTCCACTTTCGAGAGCGATGTTTATATCGCTGGTAACCTGAACATCATCGGTGATGTTGTATACGATGAGGTCAACGGTCGCAACCTGTTCATTTCTGGTGTAACCACCACTAACAACCTGAAAGTAACTGGTGTATCTACGATCTCCAGTATTACGATTGGTGCTGGATCCTCCGCTACCAAAATAAATACTCTCAGTGGTGAACTGGTTCTCGACTCTGCTGCTGGTCAGGTAACTGTCCAAGACAACCTGAGCGTAATCGGTTATGGCACCTTCCGCGATGGTCTGTACTACAGATCTGATCAAGGCGGAATCAACGGAATCGGATACAGCGGTCCTAACGGCGTTGGTTATTTCGAGAATGATGGAAGACTGGTAAGTTCTGCAAGCACAGTAGGATTCCTTACCACATCAAATTACATCCTCACGACAGACGCAAATGGAATTCCTACCTGGACTGATTCTATCGACGGAGGCTTCTTCTGATGGCAAAACCAGCAACTAGGCAGGGTCTTAAGGACTATGCCCTCCGTCAGTTAGGAGCTCCTGTCCTGGAGATCAACATCGCAGACGAGCAGGTAGATGATGCATTAGATGATGCTCTACAACTCTTTTACGAAAGACACTTTGATGGAGTTGAAAGAGTTTTCCTAAAGTATCAGTTAACCCAGGATGATATTGATAGAGGTAGAGCACGGGGCGGAGATTCCACTCTCGGCATTACTACCTCTACCACGACTTCTGGAGACTTTGAGGAAAATACAAATTACTTAGTTGTGCCTGACGCAGTGTTGGGTATTGAAAGAGTAATGACATTCGATAACAGCAATGTCAGCAGTGGTATGTTTAGTATCAAATATCAACTGTTTTTGAATGACCTTGCATTTGACCTTGGGTATCAGGGTCTTTTAAATTATGCAATGACTAAATCATATCTTGAGGATATTGATTTTCTCCTGACCACAACAAAACAGATTAGATATAACAAGAGAAACAATAGACTGTACCTAGATATTGATTGGTCTAGTGCCGCAGTCGGAACATATGTAATCATTGAGTGTTACAGAATCATGGACCCTGCAAACTATTCAGGTGTCTACAATGATTCCTTCCTCAAGAAGTATTTTACATCATTAGTCAAAAAACAATGGGGACAAAACCTCATTAAATTCCAAGGTGTGAAATTACCAGGTGGCATTGAATTAAATGGTAGACAAATTTATGAAGACGCTGTAATGGAGTTACAACGCATCGAAGATAAGATGCTTTCCACTTACGAAATTCCACCCCTTGACATGATAGGATAATGCCCTTAAATCCATTTTTCTTACACGGATCCCCTGACGAACAGAGACTGGTTCAGTCTTTGATCGACGAACATCTTCAGATGTTTGGTCAGGAGATTCATTACATTCCAAGAAAGTTGATCACCACGGATGATGTCCTTGGAGAGGTTCAATCATCTAAGTTTAATGATAACTTTGCTATGGAGGCATACCTCAATAACTATGAGGGTTATGCCAAGGGTAGTGATATCATGACAAAATTTGGTATCAACTTACAGAATGAATTGACTCTTACAATATCAAGAGAAAGATACGAAGATTTAATCGCACCATTTATTTTTAACTCTACAAACTTACAAGGTGCGGAAGACGGAGATGTTGTATTTTCTACAAGACCTAAAGAGGGAGACCTGATCTGGTTCCCATTAGGAGAAAGACTTTTTGAAATTAAGCATGTAGAATTTGAGAATCCATTCTACCAACTTGGTAAGAATTACATCTACGAATTACAGTGCGAACTCTTCCGTTTGGAAGACGAGATTATCGATACCAACATCCCTGCAATCGACGAAAGACTGTCGGAGGAAGGATATATCACAACAGTTACTGTTGCGGGTATTGGATCTACCTCTACTGCGGTAGTCGATGGATTTGCTCTCACTGGAGCATTGCAGGAAGTCTTTGTTAATGACGATGGTTATGGATACACATCTGCACCTATTGTGACGGTCTCAAGATCTCCTGCGGGTGTTACCAGTGCCCTGGGTGCAGTCGTAGCATTTACAACATCGATCGGTAATCTTCAGGCAGTCGATTTCGTAGCGATTGGTAACCCTGGTTTTGCCTACACCGAACCCCCATCCTTTACATTTGGTGGACCTGGAGCAGGTGCTGCTGCAACAGCATCTCTAACTAATAGTGGCATTACATCTATTAGAATTACACAACCAGGATTTAACTATGCCTCTCCACCAACCATTACCATTCAGCATCCATCTGAGGTTGGTATTGGTACAACAGGTGCAGTTGTAGGAATTAAAACTGGTCAGGTTCAGGCAACAGCACGAGGAGTTTTGCAGGGAGATGTTCTGAAGAACATCCTCATCCTTAACGCTGGTTCTGGGTATGAGGGCACTCCAACAGTTACAATTTCTGGTCCACTAAACGCAGGTGTAGGAACATACTTTGGCAATGAAAGAGTCGTTGGATCAATCTCTGGTACTGAAGGATATGTTAAGAAATGGGATCTAACCAACAGAAAGTTACAAATCTCGATAAATACTGGTGCATTCTTGCCTGGTGAATTCATTACAGGCACTGCATCTTCTGCTAGATATCAGGTGTTCTCATACTCTGATACAGATACTGCACCATATGCTGATGACTATTTCTCCAACGACGAGATTGAAGCAGAGGCAGACGATCTTTTAGATTTTAGCGAAACTAATCCCTTTGGTACATTCTGATGTTAGGTACATATTTCTATCATGAGGTTCTTAGAAAGACTGTAGTCGCTTTCGGAACATTGTTCAATGATATCCACATCCAGCATGAGGATAGGCAAGGTGGTGTAATCAGTGATACAAAGGTGCCTCTGGCATATGGACCCAGATCTAAATTCTTAGCAAAGATTAGACAGCAACAGGAGTTGGCAAAAGCAGTTGCCATTACTCTGCCCAGAATGTCTTTTGAGATGACTGGTCTTGAGTATGATTCTTCGAGAAAGACTAGCGTTACCAGAACATTCAAAGCAGTAGATGATGGAGATAATGTAAAGAAGGTATTTCTACCTGTACCATATAATGTTAGGTTTGAATTGAATATCCTGTGCAAGTTAAATGAGGATGCTCTTCAAATTGTGGAGCAGATTCTACCATTCTTCCAACCATCATTCAATGTTACTATCGACTTAATTGATAGTATTGGAGAGAAAAGAGATATTCCTGTCGTACTAGAGAATATTTCATTTACCGATGAATATGAAGGAGACTTTTCTACCAGAAGAGTTCTGACATATACTCTTAACTTTACTGCAAAGACCTATCTGTTTGGTCCCATTGCAGAGAGCACTGACGGTCTCATTCGTAAGGTTCAAATTGATTACTACGCAGATACTGATAGACAGACTGCTAAGAGAGAGATGCGTTATACAGTTACTCCAGATCCATCTAACGCTGACCCAGAGGACGACTTTGGATTTAATGAAGTCACTGAAATGTTTGGAGACGCTAAGACTTACAGTCCTACTAGACAACAGGATGTCTGATCATGAGTAACAAAAAAATCGATGAAGCGTTGAACACTACAAGTGAAATCGTAGATGTTACTCCTGTAGAGAAAACAAAACCAGATCGTCTTAGCAAGGATGATGTAAAAAAAGACTACGACTATACTAGGGCAAACTTATACTCTCTAATTGAGAAGGGACAAGAGACTCTCAATGGTATTATGGAGTTGGCAGAGGAAACAAGTTCTCCTAGAGCGTATGAAGTTGCAGGTCAGTTGTTAAAGACCGTTGCAGATAATGCAGAGAAATTAATCGACTTACAAAAGAAGATTAAGGATATTGATGAAGAGAAATCTGGACCTTCTCATGTAACTAATAATGCAATGTTTGTGGGAAGTACTGCAGAACTTCAGAAAATGCTGAAAGAAATGGGCGGCGGTAAACGCTAAATATAAGAGCCTTATTCTATGTGGAATGTCCGAAGAAGTAAAAGAAGTTCCTAGAGAGGAAGAAAAGAAGAAAGGTCCATTTGCTAAACTGAAAGATGCTGCTACTGATCATGAAGGTCAGTTAGAAGCGATCAGCACAATGGTTAGACTTGGTATTCTTATCTGGTCTGGTGGTATCTTAACTCTTGCCTATATTAAACTTCCTGCTGCTCTTGGCATTCCTGAGCAGAAACTCGATCCCACTTTCATCGCATCCGTGTTCACTGGGGTTCTAGCTACCTTCGGTGTCCAGACAGCAAAGAAATCTGGCGATGGCACGATGAAGATGGGTGGTGCTGGTGGTGGTATCACTAAAGCAGATCTTGAGAAACTGATTGCTGCTGCAGCACAAACTGCACCTGCCCAGACCATTCGTATTGAGCAAGCACCTGTGCAGATTACTACTGCACCTAAGAAAGACGGCGAACCTCCTGTAATGCCTACTGTTTAACTACCATGCAAAAACTAATTAATGTTATCGCCCTTCTATCGGGTCTTACTTCTGCCGCTCTGATCGGCGGTAGTGCATATCTGCTCCTGAATAAGGATGCAATGATCGAATCTGCTAAAGAGCAGGCGATTAAACAAGTTACAGCGTCTATTACTGAAGCACTTCCTGGCATGATCAGTGGTGCTATGCCTGAGTTACCCAAAGTAACTGGTCCTGCAGTTTCCGCTCCCACCACAACAGGTCCAGCTATTCCTAGCTTCTAGTGATGGAAAACCCTGGCGATTACTATAACGAGGAGCACTGTCCATACAACAAACCTAGGAGGAATCCGATGAAGTGGATTATTGTTGGTGTTG